CTAAAATAATAATTCTACTTGCCATTGTTGCATCTAATGCTCCATCTGCTTTAGCTAAAGTAGTTGTGTTGACTCCAGTTCCTGCTGCATTTAAAGTTTGGACAGCATAACCACCCGAAATTTGTTCTACTAGATTTAAATTAGTATTTGTTTTTGTTCCCCAAGTACCAGCATTTTCGCCGGTTACCATTAACTCTACGCCGAGAGGTGTGTATGTTGATGTCATAAAATTTTGTTCTCCTAATTAGGTCTTAATCCTTGGTTTTTATATTTTGTTTTCTTCATATTGTCAACATACATTACCTAGTAATTCTAGTCCAATTACCGCTTTGAGCGGCTGTTGTTTTACTATAATTACCTGTTTGGTTAGCTGTAACACGGCCCCATCCTATAGGGGCTACACCAATAGGAGAAAGTGTAACAGTTGCCGATACGCCAGTCAATCCCATTGTTTGATCAGCAGGAACAATAGCTCCTACTGCAGAAGTTGCTGACACTCCAGTCAATCCCATTACATCAGCTGGAGAAATTGCTCCTACTGCAGATGTTGCTGAAACTCCAACAGGTTGAACTGTTGGATTAGATGTAACGTTTAGAGCACCCGGGGCACTTGTTGCTGCAACGCCTGTTAAAATTATTGTAGAATATGATCTTGCAGTTGGAGCGCCTACTGCTGATGTTGCTGCAACTCCTGTTAAAGGAACTCCTATTTCCGGAATAATTGCGCCTACTGCAGATGTTGCTGCTTGACCACTTAGTACTGTTGTATTATCTGATCTAGCGACTGGAGATCCTACAGCGGAAGTTGCTGAAACACCTGTTAATCCCATTACATCTGCCGGATTTAATTGATAAGTTCCACCCCAACCTTCTTGATCAAAACCAAATACTTGATTGCCCCAACCTACACTAGGAAGCGAAGCAGTTAAAGAAAGTCCGGTTAAAGAAACACTAGTTGCGTTTTCGCCCCAGTTATTATCTCCCCATGCATCACGGCCCCAACCATCAGTTGCGCCTGCATAAACTAATGTACCTAAAGCTGTTGTTAATTGTGAAGGTGCTGTTAAAGTTATATCAAGAGCACTTTCGCCCCAGTTTTCAAATCCCCATGTATCAGAGCCCCAACCTAATTCATTGAAAGGTATAACTGTTCCGAGTGCTGTTGTTGAAGATTGTCCTGTTAAAGATATTGTAACGGTTCCTTGATCACCCCAAGAGTTTTGTCCCCAGGTTGTTCCGGATGCGCCCCAAGTATTTGCCATAAGGAGTTTCTCCTTATGCTATACCGATAATTGCATTACCTGCAGTGGCTGCTGGAAATTCAATTGTAAAAGTTCCACTTGTTACAGTTTTATCTCCACCAAATGCGATAACACAACATCCTGGATCACCCGTTGCTGAATCATTAAAAATTAAACAACCGTTAGCTGTGAATGAAGCAGATGTCCATGAGATATTAGCAAAATCACAAACAGCTGTAGTAGAATTTAAAACAGGTGTCACACTGGTAAGAGCTTTTCCTTTTGCACTATATCCTCCTGCTGTTGCAACTTCATTAGTTGTCGCGTAAGCTGTTGTACCTGCACCCATAGATGCTGAACTTGTGTATAAAGCTAAGTTAAAAGTATTACCACTTGTTACAGTAAAGTTATGTACTGCTTTTAAAATTTCTACTTTGAATGAATTACAAATTGCCGATGCTATTGCCATAATTTTTTTCTCCTAGTTTAGGGTGAAGGTGATTTAACTTGTATCCTAACAGTTCCGTCAGTGTAGTCGTCTCGTCTTCTTCTCCCCAGTTGCATCCCTGCAAACTGTTGTATGCTTGTTTTATATTTATTTTCGTACAATGTCAACATCTCCATTGGACCTTTTAAGAACCCATATGCTTCTACCAAACAAGCATATAAAAGACCTTGAGGGAAGTAATTACTTATGTAAGTAGTAGAATTACCACCACTACCTGTTCCCAGTCCTACAGGCATTGCGTTTCCATATATTTTAATAACATAATTAGCGTCCGGTGTAGGGGCCATTATAATAGATCCTGAAGTAGTATCACTTAATCCTGTTGCTCCACCAAACATAGCATAATATTTAGGCTTTCCTGTGACATCTTGGGCTGTTAAGTCTCCTTCCGGTCCAGTTAATCTACCTACAAATTCAGATAAATAAGTTTGATCTTTTTTCTCCAACCATGTTCCTTGTTCAGTACTGTTTGATGCATTAAATATTTCTACACCTCTTACAAATAAAAAACCTGCTGGAACTCTAACGGTATTAACATCTGCAGCAATCGTTCCTTCCCATTCTTGTCTATCTGAGTCCATTGGACAATCAATATTAATTCTATGTTCCGCAGCCATAATAAACTCATCAATAATAGCTTGAGTAAAAATTGTGGCATCAACTTCTGTGTAGCTTTTAATTGCTGCTGTCAGCGTTGTATAAGTATAATGTGTTGCCATAATTAATCTCTATCATTAACGGGTCCAATTGTACATTGAAAACCGCCTCCTGTTTCTGTGCTTGTAGCAGCGTTAACTAAGGTAACATCTATACCATCAAATTGTGTAGTTGTAGATGGTTGACCTGCACTTGGAACTGATGTTTCATTTAAAGACACTACTTTATAAGAACCTAAAACTAGGGCGCCAGATGCATGTGCACCTGCAGTGGTTTTTTCTGGAGACACCCCTCTATAAGGAGCACTCGTTCCTCTAGTGCAACCAGTTAATTGATGGGTAGCTCTTCCAGTATATTGTACTACTTCATTTTGATATGATCCAACAAGAAGTGGGTTTGTTGTATCATCAGAGGTTAATACTTTTTGAATCCTAATAAATCCTGCTGTTGGGAATTGTGATCCATCAGTTAAATTAATTGTCGTTACTGAATCTGTTAAAGCTCCATTTAAAGTAGTGGATAGTTCTAAAGTAGTGACTGCAGCACCTCCTACTGAAAATTTAACATCTCTAAATGTAACTTGATCATCTACTTGCAGATCTCCATTTGGAAATGCAATTAATAAATTTGTATCTGACGATGTTGTAAAAGGGTTATCTGGTAAAAAATCTTCTGTTGCAAATTCTGTTCTCGCAGGTCTTGCTCTTGTTAAAGCTTGAGGATCTGCACTTGTAGGTTTTGGTTGTAGTTGTGCTGCTTTAGGTTCATACTCTGACATATGTACCCACGCGCCATTCCATTCTCTAACCATTTCATTATATGGAAAGGCCATTCCAGAACGATCTGAAATCGCTAAAGCATATTTACCTTGCGAAAAACTAGTCATTATTTCTTACCTCCAGGCCCCATAGGTTTCCCAACTTGACCCCCTTTTGAAAAACTATTCAATATTTCTCGGATAGCAGTTAAAGCTGGTTCCTCCTTGAATAATTCAATTAATTTTTTTCTAGAAAGACCCTGTAATTCTGACACGCTATTTTTAAAAAACCCCATTGATGTATCATATCTTTTTGCCATTATGATCCTGGGTAGTAAATTTTAGGTGCTATATAAGTTGAAGTTGAAGAACCATCTTCTGATTCAGCTCTTAATAATTCATCTTCATATAACATCTTTAATTCTTGCACTCTTTGAGGTGCATATTTTACAGCTAAATAAAAAGCTAAACCTGCACACATACACGGTATAAATCTGTAAGGAACATCTGTTGCATTTGTATAAGCTCCTACATCATCAATTCTTTTTGTATAATAAAAATTAATATAGTTACCATCTTGAGCTGCACCCGGAGTCAAGTACACAGTTAAAGTAACTTTATCAATAAATCTTTGGACCCAGAATTGTGTTGGTAGTCCTGAATCTGTTTTATTTGAAAAGGCTTGATACTGTGACTGACTAATTCTTGTCATAGGTGAATCAACACTTGTTGATTTAACCCTGTAATTTGTTTCTTGAATATCGTCCATTCCTCTTGGAGACTGTGCTACTGCATCACTTGTGCTGTGAGTAGCAGCCGTAGTATCATTAACACCTCTAACACCTCCTGTTAGAGTTGAACCAGATATTGCTGTGTAAGTAATTTCTTCTGTACCAATTAATATAGTACCTGCTGTTGGAAAACCTGTAACCGAGGTTAGGGGAATTATAGTAACAGCAGCATTTATACCTGCTGATAATGTTGTACTCACGCCATCAGAAGTACCATCCGAAGGAGATCTATAAAAACTATATATTCTTTGACCATCAACTAAAGTTACATTTTGATTTCTTACTTCCCAAAAATGTAAACCTCTATTACCCCATTCAGAGAATAGAATATTTAAAGATCTTTTAGCTGTTCTTAATTGATAACCGGATACACCCTGCATACCAATACGTTCGTATGCATCTTCAATAATTTCATCAATGCCTAGGTTCTTATCAAAAGTATAAGAGCCTGAAGTAGTATTAGCCATGAGCTTACGCTCCTGTTATAGTTACTGTAACGCTGCCGCTTGCTCCAACTAAATTGTAAACAATACCATTTTGAAACAAGATACCTGAACCAGGAATATAGACTTCTAATCCTTCGGTTCCAAATTTATAAGTTGCTTTTAAATTACCGGCTGCTGCTCCACCAACCGTTGCTGAATCATATAAAAGTATAGTA